ATGTTTCATTTCTTTCAACTGCTAACATGAAATCATCTGTAATATTAATTGCGTGATGTAAATTTAAATTCTTTCTATTAACATCACCAGTAGGTATTCTCATATTTAAGAATTCAATTATGTCAGGGTGTGATACATTCATATAAGATGCATATGAACCTTTACGAGTTTTACCTTGACGATATGCAGTCATGTCTGCATCTACTGTATGTAGAAAAGGCATAGGGCCTGGTGCTTTGTCAGATATTGCACGGACATCAGACCAATGACCACCAACACCACCACCTTTTACTGATAACCATCTTAACTCTGCACTATGGTCAATCAAACCTTCTAATGAATCTGGTACATAAGTTAAAAAACAAGAAATAGGTAATGCTTTTGTTTTGTGATTTGGTAATGGTGCATTTGATAAAACTGGTGATGCAAACATAAACCAACCATTTGCAGCTGCATCATAAATTCTTTGTGCAAGTGCCATGTCTTTATATGAATATGCAACAGCAGCTCTTGCAAATGATTCTTGTGGAGATGTTTCACCGTCAACACAATAGTAATCTTTTAATAATTTAAATGCTTGTTCTGATAACATACTATCTTTGCTTTTATCTATTGTTATACCAAGATAGTTATTTTTATCTTCAGTTGGTAATTTAATTACAGGTGCCAAACCACTCATTCTTCTCTCCTAAACTTTTTTCCACTTATTGAATTCTGTAAGTGCAGTTAAACCAGAATATGTATTTTGTTGTATTATAAGTTGTAATTCTTCTTTTGTCATACCTGAAAGAATCATATCATTTATATCTTTTTCTTTTACATCTCTAGGCCATATAACGACACTATACTTATTAGAAATATATTTTTCAATCTGTTTACAGATTTCTCTATTTCTAGGTTCGTTGTCTGGAATTAACACAGACTTGTTTTTGTATTTAGTAACTTGTAAATCGCTTTGTGCAACTGCGATACAGTTATCTATGAATAGACTGTCAAAGGGGCCTTCTACTATGTAAATTGTTTTACTAGTATTTAATCTATCGACACCAAACAGTTTTTGATACGAATTATTGAAAATAATCGTAATATATTTTTGAGTTTCTTTCCCAAAACACCTACCTTGATAACCAAATATCTGACCATTCTTATTTCTGAATGGTATCAGTATTCTTGGGTGGTCACCTTTCAAAGTAGGGAATTTGTTCTCAACTATCGTGTTGGAAAACTCAAAAAATTTAGAACAGTAATATATATCATTCCAAGAATCTCTAGGAAGTTTTCTCTTAAACAAATATTGTACAGCTGGGTGTTTCTTGTCTAATTCTGCAAATGTTTTTAGATTACCTAGTCTTGTTTTGAAAACAGGTGGTTTGAAATCAAATTTAGGATTAGGTACTGTAACATTACTCTTACTACCTCTACCTTTTGATGTCTGGCCCTCTTTATATTTCTCTAATATGTACTCTTTATGTAAGTTTGTATCTACATACTTTAATAGATTAGAGAATGATGCACCTACAGAACAGTTATGACATTTATAAAACAAATCTGCTTTTGTTCTATAAACAAAACCTCTAGCTTTATTTCTATTTTTCTTTGAATCACCACAATAAGGACACCTAAAGTTCCAGAGAAAGTTATCTTTCTTCTGAAATTTTTCTAGTCTAGGGGAAAGTAAAGAAATGTATTTTATGTCTACAAAATTCATAAACACAATTATACATTAAATGTGTATCTTTGTCAAACTTTATAAGAATTTCTGTAATAAAAAACCTACTACAATCGCACCACCAATAATTAGATGACGCCACTTTTCTAATATTCCTACTCTGTTCTGTAATTCTTCTCTTAACTTTACAAACTGTTCAGATTCTCTAGTATTATGTTCATGCAACATATCTAATATTCTTCTTTCCATAGAACTCATTTTATCAGATGTTTCTTTTGCATTGCTCGTAATTCTAGTGTGTAACTCTTGAACTGTTGCTTTAAATTCTTTTTCTTGTTCTTCCAATGCTTCTTCCTGTTTTACTAGTTTTTCTTCATGGACAGCCATGATAGTGTGTAACTGACTAGAAACATCTGCAATTTTTTCAATAGCATTATCTAAACGAACATGAATTGATTTTAAATCATGTATGTCTTTTTTTATTAACGCTACTTCTGTTTCTATACTTTTATCTACCATAGTATTACCATTGATTGAAAGATGCAAGAATCATGCACAGTTTGTTATTTTCTGTAATTTTGTCTTGCTTTTTCTACAGCTCGAGACCCAAACCAAAATGATATAATAGCTGCAAATATCGCTTTAGTATCTTCATCCCATAATAATTGAATCGCTTCTCTGAAATCTGTTCCATTTTCTAATGCACTCATTAATAGAGTTACTTCAATTACAGAGAACAAACCAAAAAAGGCATATGTGATAATTGGTCTTACAGACTTTTGAAGTGCTGAAGTCCAACCTGTTGATTGCATGATTGCAGTATCATGAGCAATTAATCTCTCATGTTCTTTATCTGCACCCATGACTTCGTATTGTTTCATGTCAACATCCATACCTTGTGCTTTTAATTCAGCAGCAAGTTTCATTTTCTCAAGTTCATGTTTCCTGTCACCTTTCTTTGCGAACAAATCTGTGACAGCTGGAACACTCGAACTTGCGAAACCTAATAATGAACCTAATATTGATAACATAATTATTTCGCCTTTCGTTTAGTCTTTTTGACACTAGATTTTATCTCATCTCTATCTCTATCGACAATATCTCCGATAGGTTTAGAGGTATCTAGTGCATAACTATAAGATTGTTGTTTTAATATTTCTTTTTTTAATTCTTTAAATGTTTTCATTAAATTATTTTTCCTAATGCCATGATTAGTGTGTATTTATGTCCTGAATTAGATGGTGTAACAACTACACTTGAACCTGATTCTTCATAAAGAGGAAACTTAATTGCAGCTAAATTAACAACTTCATTTCCATGAAGTTCCAAAACTGCTGTACCATTTCTACCAATTTCTACATAATCATTACCTGAATTCATAGTTATATAATATCTACTAATATATAAACCAGTTGGAGTTACAGCGTTCAATGCTGTATCTGCAAGTGTTATTGTGAAAGATGCTTGATTAATTACTTTGAAAGCATATTCACTAGTTGTATTTCTTATAACATAAGATGCCATAGTTATTGATTATCGTAATAAGTTTTACTAATTTCACCACGAACAATAGTTTCACCTACTTTTCTCGCTTTAATATAAGTTTGTGTTGTTACTCCTCTAGGTGAGGTATAACTTCTTACTCCACCAGTAATAGTGCCTGGTGAATCTGAATATGTGTCTGCTCTAACAGCCGCATTATCATATTCCCATATATTATTTGAGCCTGGTACTGTTACATATGCCATTATTCTGTATATCCTTTTGGATAATTATCTTTTATTGCTTTTAAAGTTGTATAAAAGTCACAAGTTTTATCCAATGTACCAGAATCAATAGCGTGCCATAACATATCTAATTGTTCCTCTGGTTTAGGATATCTACTTTGTCTATGAATCCTATATTCAATGTTAGATATTTCAGCAACTAATTCTGCATCTGTGGGTTGTGTTTCAGTATTACCATCTCCCCACACAAAACCTGTGCCAGGAGAATACGACCATTCTCCATTTGGTCTTAAAGATGACATAGCCTCTAATTTTAGCACTTCTAGTTTTTCATTTGTCATAATCTATTCCTTATCCTACTTTAGACAATGCAAATTTGGCAAGTTTCATGAACTGATCTTTTGTACCATTCATCATCTTTTCCATTTTCTTTTTATTGTCTGTATTTACTTTATCATAAATTTGTGAAAGTGCAGATGCAGTAAACATATCAACTTTCAGAGAACCATCTTTAAACTTAATATTCTTTGCACTTTTTCTTTTAACAATATCTTGAACAATCTTCAAGTTACTTTCATTTAACATTAAGTCACTTGAGTATGTTGACATTTTTTCTTTGATATTATCAATGAAACTTGGTTTTACTTCTTCGATAACGACTGCAAATTTACCTTTAGATTTGTTGACACCTTTGACAAGTTTACCACCAGACTTCTTTGCAAAAGCTTGTGCTTCTTTTTCGTTATCAAATAAATGAAACTCTTTCTTTGCTTCATTGAAATATTCTACACTTTCATAATACTCATTCTTTGCAACCCAATTTTTACCACTTGGATCGTATGCGTCATATTGACAAGAACTTTCAGCAGTTGGTTTACCAAACATATCACCACATTGTTTACAACACATATTACTCATGTCTTGTTCTTTCAGTCCTCGTTTTTTCATTTCTTTACCAATTCTTTTAATCATAAACTGTGTAGAAGGCATCTTTGGGTCTTTCTTTTCCATGTCACGAAACTTTTTCATTAGTGACTTTAGATTGTCATCAGACTGTTTAGCCATCTTTGCATCTTCTTCTATTTCTTCTGCTCTGATTTCTGCATCATAAAAATTCATTATGTCTTTTGCAAAAAGATTTAGTGCTTTACCTTTACCATCTACTTTGATAGTCTTACCAGGCCCCATAGAAACATCTAATCTTTTTTGTTTCTTTAAATCATCAAATACTTTTTTTCTTTGATTAGGGTCATTCACAGTAACAGTCATTTTATTAAACTCATCTAACTCAACTGCTTCTTTAAGTTTTGATTGTCGTTCAGTCATTCTTTTTAAGAACGCTTTTGCTTCTCTTGTTCTACCATCATATGGATTTTTCTTTTTCTTTTTTACAACGACTGTTGAACTATCATCACCTGTTCCTGCAACTGCAACACCTGTTGCATTTACTGGTGCATCTTCTTTTTTGATTCCTAGTTTTTCGTCATCATAATATTTTTGCATGATGTCTTTGAATGTTGTCATTTTATATCCCCTATTCCTAATTCTTCTAAATCTTCTGAACTGACATATATTTTTTGTCTAGTGTTACTGTGTATAACTGGAAATACATCTATTCCCATAATTGTGTCAGATGATGCAGTATCTTCGTAAGCTTCTACTTCATCACCAATTAATGCACTAATCTCGTTATCATCTTCACTTGTTATTACAACATCATTAACAAGTTTATATAAACCTTTTGGTAATTTACCATTGTCTAGAGTAACTTCTTCTACGATAGAATTATCTAATTCTATATTTTTTTCTTTTAAGTATTTTAAAAATTCTTTTTCAAATACTCTTGGGTCATCCATGTGTTCTTTGAAAGTATCTTTCAATAAAAACAACGCAGCTGCATATGTTCCTACTTTTGTTCTCAAGCCTGGAACTTTTGCAAATATTCTTTTTATGTTAAATACAAGTTTATGTAGAACAGTATAAGCATCTTGTTCTACTTGTTTATAAAGTATCTTATCTGTTCTGTAACCTTCTTTATCAATGATACCCATCTTATATGCAGGTGTCTTTTCAAAAGGCGTAACTAACAACTTTATAAATCTGTAAGTTACAAATAAGTCTATCGCTCTTCCCATTATAGTTTCTCTAATACCTCTGTTATTTTTTTATCTTCTTCTATATCATCTAATTCATGTTTCTGTAACATATTTAGAAATACCATAAATGACTTTAAAATATGCCAGTATTGTTTTTCTACTTTAAACAGTAACAATGTACTTGAAGCTTCTATACCAAACAAATTATTAATGACAATCATGTGATTTAAAATCAATCTTTCTTTTAATTCACCAGTTTCATGATATTTACGAATAAGTCTTTTAATGTACTTAAATCGTTTCATGTCATCATGAAACTCTATTTCACCCTCACATTGTGGATTATCATAATTTTTTATTGCATAAAGAATGACATTATCATTCGTTATTTTTTCAAACATAATATAAAAAAACTAATTAAACTATTTTTGCCATTAAGAAATGTGTGTTTCCTGATGTTACTTCATGTTTAAGTTGTAATTTTAAACCACCTTCTACTTTGTGTGAAATACCGTCATCATTGATATCACCTTCTTCGTCTTTTCCAAAACGACCACCAAACTGTGTTAAAGGTAAATCATAAGTATCACTCTTACCAGTTAACTCAACATCTTCAAAAGAAATACTTAATCTACCAAGTTTGTCTTTTAATTTGTTAAGTGCATTTTCTGGAACTAAATGTTCCATTTTACCTAACTGTGCAAGATAAGAATTAATCTTTACAATTGTATCTGGATTACTTAAATCATTATTGAAACTAGCATCATCAACTGCATTTTGAGTATCTAATGATTTTTCAGTAATATAGTCTTTAAACTTTTTCATTTTTATTATCCTGTTTTTCTTGTTGAAGTTTTGACCTTTTCATACTTTCTGTTGTAGGAAAAGGCCATGCTTCAATATTTTTTTCATCATCTTCAGATGATTTTTCTACTGGTCTTTCTTCTATCAATTCAGGCCACATTATGCGACTGTAGCTCCATTGTTAGAAAGAACAACCCAATTAGAATTAGTAAATAGTAATGTAACTGTATCATTTACATCTTCAAAAGTAATTGTAGTACCATTTGCGAGTGAAGTTGGTGTAATTACTGAATCACCACCATCTGTAATCATAGTGATAATTTTAATTTGACCATTACTTCCATCTGGTAAACCACCTGAATGAGCACCACTAGTAGTGTCAATATGTGTAATTGATGTTGTTACATTTACATCACCAGTTGTTGCTGTGATTGATTGTGGTGTACCATCTAAACCAATCCATGTAGGTATGTTATGAAATACATCATTAACACTAATTTTTTTGTTTACAGGATTACCTGAAGGATCATCAATAACATGAAGTAAATCTTCACCTGCTAATCCTGTTCCTAAATCTGATAGTGCAGTTATTTTTTTATCTGCCATTTTTTCTTCTCCTTATAATGTTAACCTTCAACTCAATGCTTCAGTTACAGCATTATTGTCTTGCGAAGGAATGCTACTAGCGGGATTCGCCTCACCTAATTGTTGCAAAAACAAATCACATTGTTGTAATGCACCGTTAAGTGCAACTAACTGCGATTGCAATTGAACTTTCGCTTTATCTATGTTCTGTAACTGACCTTGAACTTTATCAAGGTCAGATTGCAGAGTTTCTTTTTGTTTATTGATATCTTCAATTTTCAAACTTTTTGAATTATTTGGCATAATTATTTTCCTTTATATATTAAGCATTAGCTCCGATTGTTGTATCATCTGCTGAATCATCACTAGTGATAGATGACATTGCAACCAAAACTTCAGTTTTGTTACGAGTTTGTCCAGCACTATCTGTGTAGGTTCTAGTTGTTACCCACCCAGCGTGTGCAACGCCCTTCGCTTTGTTAGCTGCGACTGCAACCTCTGTTGTAGAAATTCCAGCAGTTGCTGTTTTTTCTGCACTTGTTAAATTCAAAGGTTTATCAGCAGTCTGGTCTGTTGTTCCCCATAAAGCCATAGTATTTCTCCTTGTTGTTATACTTTATTTATGTTTACTTTCATCTTTAGGATTAACTTCAATGTTAGACATTGGTTTTCCTGTCATAGTTTTTCCATTCTTTTTCACTTCTTTTTCATCATCATTTTCTTCTTCTTTCTTTACTGAAGATTCTTTCCACATTCTTGAAAGGAATTGTGCAGCTCTAGAAATTACTACATTTTCTTCTTTAATAAGTCTATCACTAAAATCAGACCATGAAGCACTATTACCAACTTTGGGAACATGAGGCTTACCATTCATTGTGGCAGTTGCTGGATGCATATAAACTCTTGCCATATGAGATGGAATAGGTTGACCTTTTTTATTCTTCTTGATTTTGTCTGCGTTTTTCTTGTTCCAATCGTTTTTAAATTTTTGAGCTTTGTTTAATTCTGCTTTACCTTTAAAAACTGCAATAATTTTTTGTTTATTATCGCCTGGTCCTTGAATTACTACAACATAATCATCTTTACCTGGTGTATTCATAACATTCTCCTTTGCAATTGCTTTAGATACTGTTTTTCTTCTTTTGTGTAGATATTCATCAGAATCATCAACATCTCCATCATTGTCAATATCTTTATCTTTTCTATCTTTGAATTTTTTCTTTAATGCTTTAGGTTGTACTTTGTCCATACCATCACCATCATCAGAAACATCATTAGTGTTATCTTCTGCAACTTCATAACCTTTTTTCTTGTAAGAAGCTAAATCTTTTTTGTCGATTACAATTACATTATTGTTCTTAACAACCATAACTTCTTTTTTAGGGTCTTTCAATTGTCTTGGTTGTTCATCAATCTGTTCTACCATCTTGTAATATTTTTTAGCAATTGCATCTCTTTCTTTTTGATCTTTAGGATCAATAGAACCTGCTTTGTCATGTCTTTTGTTTATATCTTCAATTTTCTTCACTTCTTTTGGAGTTCCAAAAGACTTTGCAAGTTTTAATGCAAGTTCACCATGTTGGTTATTTTTCTCTAAATCAGCAACTTCTTTTTTAGAAATCTTTGCTTCTGACATATGATAACCTTTATTATCACAATGATCGCAACCTTCACCTTTACATTGTGGACACTCTACTTTGCCTTCTAAAAATTCTTCGACATCATATTGTTTACCACCAATAGTAAAAGTTTTTTCACCATTTTTCTTTGCCATTTTAGCGGCATAGATAAAATTGTTTTCTTTTGCAACAGTCTTAACAATAGCTTCTTCAAGACTGCCTTTTTTAGTATTAAGATATTTCATCTTGTTCTCCTAGTCTAATTTTCCGCCAGCCGAAACATAAGCAGCTATTGCCATTTTCTTTTTTTCTTCTGGTGTTTTGTTATCGAATTGTGGTGCATCAGATTTTTGAAAGTCAGATATCCATGCACCAAGTCCATCTGATACTTTTAATTTTTCTTGCACATCACCTTTACCATAAGCATAAAGTGTCTTTAAATAATCATGTGCTTTTGTTAGTTTGTTTTGAAACCATTCTTCCATATCACCAGTTTCTTTAACTCTGGATTCTATACCTTGTAAAAAATGTTGCATTGCACTAACTTGTCTTACTGCCATGGAAACTTCTTCTTCTCCACCAGTATCTGTTGCATCAATAGCTTCTTGTTTTTTCTTTACTTCTAGTAAAGTTTCTGCCATTGTTTTTGTGTATCTAGTCATTTTCTTTTTCCCAAATTTTAAGTTTTAAATCAGTAGTTCCTTTTAACAGTCTATGAAACTGATATGCTTTAACTTGATATAAGTTTTCTTTAACGAGCTCGATAGGATCTTCATCTTCTTTTTGCAGACTCCAACCTTCTCCTTCAAGAACAATAATATCTCTGTCTTTTTTATCTCTATGCCAGACAAGATCATATTCACTACAAGTTTGTTTAAATGTTCTAATGAAATAATCGTTCTCTGGTTTTTTATCATCTTTGTATATCTCTACCAAAAAAAGTTTCCTCCGCCTGATAAACCTAGTTGTTTTGCATATCTTGGTAATCTACACGCCCAATATGATGCTTTAGTTTTGTCTGTTCTAGTATCACACTTATGTCTAGCTGCAAAACTTTTTCTTGCTTCAGGGTCGTTTAATTTAACTTTAAGTCCTGTTGTATCACCCCAAGTAACTTTTTTAACATTACCTGTTGATGGGTCTTTCACATAAACATAATATTTTTTAGGGCCACCCCTTTTAGGTTTATTTAATTCAACATCATCTTCTTCAAACATTGGTGTATCTAATGCAACATTTTTACCTTCATATTCTGCATATTCACCAATATCACCTTCTAATAGTTCAATGTCAAATTTGTTATCGACTTTTAATTTATTTTCTTTGTATAGTTTTTTCTTTTCCAAAAAGTATTCAAAATACTTTTGAGAACCAACTCTGTAAATATTTGATTCAATTAAATCAGATTCTTGTTCGCAATCTTCACAACATGATGAACGAAACTCTGTAAATGATTTTACAGATTGACCAGGCGTATCTTTTTTATATTTGTTTGCAAGTTTATCAGTTCCCCAATCACCTGCACCACCATCTTCATATTTGTCTGATTTCTTTTTTGTTCCATCACTTCTTTTAATTAAACCTTTTGCTTTTAAATGTGCAATGTCAGTAAATCCTGCTTTACCAGACTTGTATCTTTTCATTGCATCAGCAGTATTAACTTCTTCGCTCTTACCTTTGTGTTGTTGCCATAAATCTTTATCAGCAGTTGAACGAGTTTTACCACCAGTCATAAAAGAATTAACTCTTGCATGACCCCATTGTTGAGGAGTAGTACCTGGTCTGTGACCTGTTCTCCAAGCCGCAACACCACGATTGTAAACTTTCTTTAATATTGAGAAAGATATTCCAGACTTTTCTGCTTTCTTTTTTAGTGAAGAATCAGCAGATTCTTTATATAAATCAGGATACTTCTTTTTCATTGCTTTTGTGTATTTTGATAATTTAGTTTTTGCACCCTTATCACCAGGCGCTGGTTTGTATGCACTTGGGTCATCATCAGACTTACTTGCACCTTTTTTGAAATGTGCATCTCTTTTGTCTTTTGTAGACTTTGACATTTCATCACCATCAGCATCTTTTGCAAAATACTTTGCAGGTTGTGTTCCTTCTTTATCTTTTACATCTTTATCTTGTTTTACATTCTTTTCACCTACTGGAACACAATTAGGAACTTTCTTTCCATTCTTATCTTTCATTCCAACTTGTTTGTAACCAGGCCAACAATCTTCTTTTAGTTGTATTTCAAATAACCATTTCTTGTGTGATGTTCCATCTTCTTCTGCAAATACAAGATAGTTTGTTCCTCTACGAATTATCTCACCAGAAACTCCAGTATAAACATCTTCAACTATATCACCAATGTTAAAGATTTTATTTTCTAAATACATATCTCTTATAACATCTTCTTCAGTTAATGTAGGTGAAATTGTATTAAATGATTCTACAACTTTCATATACTTACGAATGTCTTTAAACATTTTCTGTGCATGACCAAATGTTTTTGGTAATCCAGATTTAAATGTTTCAAAATCATTTGATAAAGCTGCACCTCTCATTTTAGATGCAGACATACCTGTTACACCATCTGCATCAGGGTCTCTATCACCAGCAGAAGTTACAGTAATAGTTTTGAAATTATAAAATCCATGTCTACCTTGTACATCATTGTACTTTGTTAATATCTTATTGAATTCTCTAATTCTATCTGAACCTACAACCATTTCTATATCAGTAAATCCTTTATTGTATAAAGATACTGCAATGTCAAATACATTCTTTTCTGTTCCTGCAATAATTTTCTTTGCGTGTTTTGGAAACATACTTCTCATATATGCAATCTTTAAAGATTGTGGTAATGGGTCTTTCTTTGTATTCTGTGAATGAGATGGATAAATGAAATAAGAATTACTACCTGCAACTTTAGAAACTTTATCAATAAGTTTTTCATGACCTATTGTTGGTGGATTAAATCTACCAAAAGTAAACACAGCTGTTTTCTTTTTTTCTTCCCTTAAATCTTTAAATGTTTTTAAAACAACTTCTTCTTTTTTCATTTGTTTTTCGTAGTTTTTAATTAATTCTCTTTCTATATCACGAACCTCGTTATCAATGTATTTTGCTTGATTTTTCTTATTTGGAATCTTCATTGCAAAATCAACCATCTTCTGTAACTTTTTTTGTAATGATGCACCTTGAGTTTTTACAAACGCATCATAGTCTTTTGTTTTAGGATGATTCTGTTGAAATCTTTGTATAGCTCGGTCTTTTGTTACCTTCATTTTTTATCACTCAAATTTTGTTTGTAAGTTTTCAATCTTTGTATTTCTTTTTGTCTTACTACTCTTAATAACTTCTTTGCAACTTTTTGTATAAATGCACCTTTAGTTGCAAGAATTCTGTTATCAAATGTAACTCTTTTTGATGCAGGCATTTGTGCATAATTCTTTGCAGACACACCACCAAACTTTTTAATTGCTAACATCTTCGCTTGTTTTCTTGCTCTTCTCATTAACTTTTCAGGTGTTGCCATTTTACCTCGAAGTCTTTTTAGTTTAGCTTGAAATGCAGATGATCTTGCCATTCTTCCCATACGAATACCTACTTTTCGTCTTTGTGCAAAACTCATTGCTTTCTTCTCTGGTAGTGATTGCATCAATTCTTTAAAAGTTTTCATTTACTTATCCCAATTTTTTATTGCCGTAAAGTTATTAAAACTAAATTCCATTCTGTCAACAAGTTTAACTGCATTTCCTTTTACTCTATCAATTGCAACATAACCTTCTGGATTTGTTACTTTGTATCCATTTGCAGTTTTGATAAATGTATCTGTTAACTGTCTAACATTATTTAGTTTCTTCACCACAGCCATTTTTGCATTGACAATGTGATTCTGAAAATCTACAATGTTTGATAAATTAACTGTATGTTTTTTTAATTCTCTTAATACTTCTGTCTTTTTGACTTTTACTTTTTCTTTACTTTTATCTGTCTTTAATTTATTCATCTGTTTATCAAATGCATTTTCAACCCACTTTAAATAACCTTGTGCGTGTTTCTTTGCATCTGATACTGGTTTACCTTCTCTTACTTTTGAATTGTTATATGTTTTTAAACCTGCACTTGCATACACACCAGTAAATGTATTTTGTAAATTTAAAAAACTCTTTAACAATGATGAATTAATTTTTCTAAAAGTTTTACCTGCATTTGATAAATGTTTTGTTACAATTGCAGTTTCTTTTTCAGTCATTGTTGCTTTACCTGAAACATCTTTATAAGTTGCATCATCAGTCCATACTGAAGATACTTTATTTAAATTAGATACATCTGCACCAAATGAAGCTTTCATATCTTGTAGTGCATCACCTGTGTAAGTTGTATGCCATACAACACCAACTTTTGCATTTTTAATTTGTTTACCTAAATCAGAATCTACTGGAACTGCATAAACAATTGTATTAGGTTGAAATGTATAATACTTTGTTCCATCTATATTTTCTGTATTAATATCATCTGATGTAAACATTAAGTCACCTTGCAAAACACCTTTAATATTAAGTTTAGAAAATTCTGCAAGTGCAACTTTAAATTTATCATTAAGTTGACCAGATAAATCTGCATCAATCTCTGCAACTGATTTATAAAGTTTTGGATTGATATTAAATACAGATTTCTTTGCAACAAAAAATTTATTATCTTCAGGATCAATGCCAGCAAATATTGCTGGAGCACCATCCCATTTTACAGTCATATTAATTGATGAACGACTAGAACCTGCTAACATATCTCTTAATGATTGAACAAAATTAATTGCAGCTCTACCACCATCAACACCATAGTTTAGAATCTCATCTTCGATATGTTCGAGATGTAAATTCTTACCACCTTTATCTTCTGTTAGATAATCAGAAAAACTTATCACCATTTTGGAGTTCCAATCGTCACATTTGGAGTATATTCCAATCCTATAGAATCTAGAAAAATATTAACACCTTTTTGTGCAAGTGTTTTAATATTTCCTATTACTCTTTTAATTACATTTTCATAAAACTTCTTTATCAGTTTTTTTGCAGAATCTACAAATGTAGAAAGTTTCTTTTTCAAACCACTAAAAATTCCTTCAGATAAGTAATATTGTTTTTCTAATTTATCCATTTCTTCTTTTAAAAATGGCATTTCGTATTCCATTGCAGATGCAATACCTAGTTTAATATATTTGCTTCTACCAGAACCTTTATAACTGACAGATATCTTATTTACTAGTGATGTATTCTCCTCTGCATATTTCATAATATCATATTCTGTTTTAATACCATCACTAGAAAATACTAATATTTTATTTGCAACATTTTGATCTGAACCAAAATAATTTGAACCAGAAGAATATTCTCCTGTGAATTTATACAATCCAGAACCTGCTTCATATACTATCCATTTTTTTAAATCTTCATTATCAGTAAAAAATTTTGTAAGTTCATTTTGCCAAGTTAGAGATTTAACGGAAGTATCAATAACTTCTGTAATTTGTTTTTTTAATGCTTCATCAGATAACAAATCTTTAGATACATTTTTTAAATATTTACCACTAACAGTAACATCTCCAACTTTATACTTGGAATCATTTGCATATTCATCATAATACACTTTAAGTTGCGCTTGACTAATTGGTGCAATACCACCAATTAAATTTTTCTCAAGATTTTTACTAAATCTTGTAGCACCAATCAAACCAAGTTCTGCTTTCAAATGTGCATCAACTTTCTTTTTATTTTTTTCTTTTTTAAGTATTTTATCTCTACGAGAACTTGAAGATACATACCAATCTTCAAAACTCTTTTTACCTTTTGCAACTTCAACATTTAAATCATTACGAGCAGTTTTTTTCATTTCTTGTTCTAGAATAGAAATTGCTTTTGCAAAATCTTTGTTATTTGATAAAGCACTACCAGTTGCATTTTCATAATGACCAACTGCGGCTTTTACAACACCAGCAGCTTCAGCAGATTTAGCACTCATTAATTGAGCACCAGCACCACTTTCACCTGATTTTTTTAAGGAAATGTAATTTTTTGAATTACCAAAGAAATCTGCTTTAGGAGTAACATCTCTTGCACCCTCATAATAGTTTTTACTAGCAGTTGCTCTACCAGAATGAACCAACATTGGGCCTCTATTTCCCATCTGGTCAGCAACTTTTTTGCCGATTTCTAATAGTTCTGGAGTTAGTTTTTGGAAGTCTTTTGGATCAATACCACCGTCAGAAAGTGCCTTATCGTGGTCGTTTGTTCTATTTAAGTTGTATTGATAACAAATTGCTATTTCTGTGTTGGTTGCACCAGATGTATCTGCTTCTGCCAACACATATTGTTTGAAAGTTTTCATCTTTTACACCTTTTCCATTTATACAAATAATTACAAACTATTTATAATAACAGTATCTTTGAAAGATGTCAAACTTTAATATCAGAGAATTTTTCGTAACTTCTAGACTTGTCAAATAGAGGTTTATCGTCATCTTGACCGTTATCTATGATATCGTCTTGTGCTTCTTGTTCACAGTCATAGAGTTTCATTTTACCTCTATCAACACCAATAACGAATCTTTTGTTCATATTAGGGTCATTATAACGATTCTTTAACTGTTTTACCATTATTTGATTAAGTTTTTCGAGCTCTTCAGTAGAAATAAGTGCAAACATGAAATCAGCCGTAGCAGGAAGAGCAAAAGATTCTGATGTATCTTCCATTCCAATGTCGCTGTTTGAATACCCGCCTCTAGTTGTTTGTGTCGCAGAAACAATCGGTAGATTATTCTCAACTGCCAACCCTCGAAGTTCCTCTGCAATCGCTTTAATATAGAAGTAACTACCCACATTTGCATTTCCTTTAAATCTTGATGATGCACAGATATTTAAATAATCAACAAATATAATATCTGGCTTAAATGATTTCTTTAGTGCAAGTTCTTTAATCAATGCACGAAAATGACCAGCATGAGCAGATGCAGTTGGATATTCTTTAATAATCAATCTACCTTTAGTTTTAGATTGTATCTTTGTCAATCTATCTTCAAACATCTTTTTAGGTAATTGATGTAATTCATCCATTGTGACATTCATTAAGTTTGCATCAATTCTTTCTGCAATCTTTTCTTCAGCCATTTCTAATGTTATATATAAAACATTTTTACCTTGCATTAGAAGTGATGATGCAAAGTGACACATGAATAATGATTTACCAACACCTGTACCTGCAAGTGCAACATTTAATGTTTTTTGTGGTAAACCACCTTTAGTTATTTTGTTAAAATAATCTAAATCAAATTCTATCTTTTCTTCTTTCTTATGATAGAATTCAAATCTTCCTTCACCATCATCAACATAATCATGACCAATGTGTTGGTCAAACCCAACTGATAGTGCATCAGATAAAACATCTGGTATTGCATCTATTTGTTTTTGTTTATCTTTACCATCAATAATTTTGATAGATTCTAAAACTGCATTGTAAACAGCTTTCTCTTTACAAAACTTTTCTGTTGTTTCAACTAACCAATTTAAATCAACTTCTGCATCAGATAATGTTTCAACGACTTCTAAAACTTTTTTAAACTCATCATCATTTAAATCTTTTCTTTTATCAAGTTCAATTGATAATGCTTGTTTAGTTGGTCTGTTATTAAACTTTTCTACAAACTTTGAAATTTCTTCAAAAACAATTCTCTCTTGTCTATCAGAAAAATATTCTGATTTTAAAAATGGTAAAACTTTTCTTGTGTAGTTTTCATTATAAACTAAATTACTTAATGTCGTTCTCTCTATTGTCGGTGTTGACATATTCCATACTTCCTTCTTCAATTTGTTTGTCCATGATATCAACTAGGATATCCCCTATTAAATTAAAAAAATCTTCTTGCATATCTTCTTTTGATAAACCATTTGAATCTAATATATCCCATTCAAACTTTAATGGCATATTACCATTTTCATCTTCATCTGCAAATGATACTTTTCCATAACGATAAACAACACCTTGGTATTTACCTGCATCTTTTGTCAAGCCTATTCCTGTCCAAGTTTGTTTTTCATTTACAACATATGTGTACTTACTACTAATATCAGACATAATGTAAATAACTTCCTATAATATATTTTGGTTCTTTGACTGGTTTGATTCCTGTGTGAACATGTGTCCATAATGGTGGAAACATTAATAGTTTTCCAGTTACAGGTTGAACAGACATTCTGTAATTTGGAAAGTATGTATGTCCATGTTCATTGTCAGATAGATAAACAAAGAAAACTAAAAATCTTCTTGCACTTTCATAATCACCTACATCAACATGATAATCAAACATATCTTTATTGTTAGGTAAATATCTTTTCATACGAAACATTTCAAATGCAAACTTCTCTGGAAATACTTTATATGAAAGCAAATCGCAATCTTTTGAATATGTTTCTATATATGAAAAAAATACTTTCTGAAGCTTGTCACAATACTTTTTCCAATTATCATGTTGTTGTAATGTGATTTGTTTAAATGACATTTGTTCTTCAAAAACAACATTTTCTTGTTGTTTTGGATTGTTTTCAAATTGTTCTATTAACTCTTTACATAAAGATGTTTCGATAACATTATCATAAACTCTTATATATGAATCACTCAACTTCTACAGCCTCTAATTTGTTACCATACTTGAATTCTTTTTTACAAGCATCTTCTAATTGATTCATAATATCTTCTGTAAAATACTTTTCAGGTTCTCTATTGATTTGTTTACCAAATGCTTTAGTACCATCAGGTAATTCATATCTTGTTGATACTTTCTTTATGATGTTATACTTTTCTGCCAAGTCAAGTAAACCATAGTATCTATCTAAACCTTTATCATATGATAATCTAACATCTACCATTTTGTTTTCTATTGTCAATCTTGATTTATGATTCTTACAATGAACAATATTACCTACAACTTCTGTACCATCTTTCTCTTTTCTTTTTGAAAGATAAACAATAGATGAAGCCGCATACTTTAATCCTGAACCACCACCCATCTCTTTTGTGGGAAACATTGAACCTACGACATCATAGGTATGATTTGTGATTACCATTGGTAATTTAGCTCTACCTAATTTTAGAGTGATAACTCTAAATGCGGCTTTCAAAACTTGTGCTCTTGTCATATCTCTAGTTTCTTTACCTTCACTAGTATCTTCAACTTCTTTTGTAGTAGATAACATACCCAACGAATCAAGACATAACATCATTTTCTTTCTATCTGATTCAGGTGTTTCAAGATACTTATTCAAAACTCGAAGTGTTTCTGTTCTAAATTCTTGAACAGTTGTCACAGGAAGAATAATCATTCTCTTTGGATCAATACCTCTGTCAATAACCATTTGTTTTGTTATTGCACTTTCTGATTCAAAATATAAAACACCTGCATCAGGGTTTGAATCAAGAAAGTTTTTTACCATACCCATCAAGAAAAAAGTTTTACCTGTTGCAGATTCACCTGCAAGTGCAGTTATTTTATTTGAAGGTAATCCACCATGAATACTTCCAGATAATAAACCATTTAATACATAAGAACCTGTATCAATAAAACTATCTACATCACCACCTTCAACACCATCATCAACTATTGAAGCATATTCATTACCTGAAGCCTTCAACATATCTTTTAAAAAATTACTCATAAGTCACCTTCTTTTCTATTATTAGAATTGAACTCACTAAAACCACCTGGGTATCTATCTTCTAATTTGTTAATATTCATTTCTATTATTTCTTCTAAATCTGTATCAAGTGCAATACAAGCTTGACAAACATACCAAAGTATATCACCTAATTCTCTTTTCAAATGAAACTTTGTTTCTTCTTCAATTGGTTTACCTTGAAATACTATCTTCTTAATAATCTCTGCGAATTCACCTGATTCTGATGACAAACCCATTGCGGCTGTAATAATTCTTTCTGGTGGTAATCTATGTTCACGAATTAAGTCAACAGTATCTTTGAAATATCTTGTGTCTTTACTTTGTTGACTGGTTGTAAAATCTACAAAATCTTGATACTTTTTTAAGTATGCGTTTTTCATCATTATATATCCTCCTATTTAACTGCTAGAATACCAACGAACATAAAGTTTCGCCAGAACGGTTGAATGTTTTTGAAACCTGCACTAGATAACATTTGTTCTATCTCTTTGTATGTATTTGGTTTCATCATGTGTCTTAATGTGATCTCTTTGTTTAGAATGTCATCTGTAGTAAATGATTTTCTTTTGTAATCATAATAATTGAATGTTAACATATCTTGAAATCTTGCATCTTCACAAATAGTTTTCTCTGCAAAAATAAATGCACCACCTGGGTTTAATCCATTGTAAATATCTTCAATAAGTTTCTGTCTATCTTGTTTAGGCATAAACTGTAATGTAAATATTGATGTTACTAGATTACAATTATCAAACTTATAATTACGAACATCATCTTTTATAAATTCAACTTCTGCCCAATCATACTTATCATTGATTTGTTTTAATCTATCATCTACATTTTTAAAGAAACCTTCTGCAACTTCAATACCGATATAAGTTGCTTCTTTAGCCCAGTCTTGATTCTTTTCAATAATTGCTTCTGTTAGTTTACCAGTAGAACATCCAATATCAACTATGTTAGTTGAATCTTCTACAAAATATGTAGAGAAACTAATAATGTCATTTAATAAATTACTGTAACCACGAATAGAGTTTTCAATATGTTCATCAAAACCTTCTTCTCTATGTGCGAATGTAAAATCAGCCATTCTTATACTCCTTAATAACTTTTTCATAAACGGAATCTGCAATTGATTTTAGAAGTAATGGTGGTACCATTCTTCCAATGCGTTCTGCTTTTTGATTCCACTTACCTGTTAAAATAAAATCATCTGGTAATGATTGTATTCTTTTCAATTCACCTATTGTTAACTTTCTAGGTTCGTTCCAGTGGAAAGCACCTGCTGTTGTAATCTGTGAACCCATTGCAGTTAATGTTGGACCTGGTTGTTTTAGAGAAACTCTCTTAAGATTAAAGTGATGTCCTTTAGGATGATAGTCACCACCTGTCAAAACTTTGTCTGGATTGTTTGGCATTTTACTACCAGTTTGTTTCCAGTATGCAGTATTTGAAAATCTGTCTGTTAACATCTTTACTTCTTCAGAATCATACTCTAAATCTTTTAAAGCTTCTTCTAACGAAACAATATCTCTACTTTCTTCAGGAAATACATTTGCAATATTCATAAATGTTAATCCAGCTTTTGTTGTAATATCATTTCGTAAACCAATAAAGAATACTCTTGTTCTTGTTTGTGATACACCAAAGTAACGACTGTCTAAAACTTTTGCACATACATCATAACCTATATCTTCAAATGTATTCTGTATCTTATTGAAATATGTTTTTGCTTCACCGACAGTAAGACCTGCAACATTTTCTGCAATAATAACTTTTGGTTTTATTTCATCAGCCACTCGTAGAAATTCAAAAAATAAATCTTCGATATTTTCTACCATCTTACCGTCAGAATAATTTTTAGTTTGACCCCAACCATCACTATGTTTACCATCTTTACTATGAGATAATTTACCTGCAACACTAAATGCAGAACATGGAGGTGAACCATCTAGAATATCTAATTCACCAACATCAAGTTTTGCAATGTCAAGAAAATCTTTACCTGATAATTTTTTAATATCACCAGGTAAGATCGGAGTGTTAGGGTAATTTTCTCTATAAGTGTTTTGAGCTTCTTCAACAAATTCATTCATGCAAAGTATATTACCACCTGCAAGACGATAGCCAGTAGAACTGCCACCACCACCAGCGAATGTTGATATTACAGAAAATTTGTTTTGTGAAGATGCTTTGATAACATCTTGTAATGTGTAAGGATTATATTTCATATAGAACCATTATATAGTATTAATTGTGTTTTGTCAAACTTTTATTCAAAAAAGTTTTCTAATGTGTTAGTATTATTTAGCAAGTACCAATCTCTACAAATATCCATAACTCTTTGTCTGGATTTAAAATTAATTCTTTTATTGTCGATAAGTGTTTCAAATAATTTATCTACTTTAGATTCTAATTGTAGATTCAAATGTTTGTTAACTTTACCAATCATATTAAATTCTTTTTCAAATGCTTTTCTAACATGATGTTTTTGATAAGGTTTGTTTAACTCATCCCAATCCATAGTGTAAAAATAATCTTTAACTTTAGAATCAAGATAAGGTGCAATTAACTTTTTATTGTGCATATCTGATACTTTTTTAAGAAAAGAATAACTAGCACAATTTTCTGGTAAAAAATAATTATCTCTAAACTTATCAAATAATTCTTTAGTATGTTTGAAATGTATGTTTGCTTTTTTTGATAAACCATAGTACCCATCTGCGGCCCAGCCAGTAGCAACATAAGATTCTTTTATCTTTGGAAAGACATGAAGAAAGGGATAGATTGCTTCAAAGTTTGTTTTCTTTTTTGCACCAAGAGAAACTAATTTATGAAAGTCTTGAACTAAATTAGATGTATTAATAACAACACCAGTAAATTCAAAATTCAAAATTTCACTAATTTCTTTGGCTTTATTGAAATCGTAATTGTTTTGGGTATCCAATCGAAATGAGTAGGCGTGAACTGGGATTTCTAGGCGATGCAGAGAGAACGCAATACTGATAGAATCGGCCCCACCTGATAAAAGTAGGGCCACAAAATTTTCTGATTTAACATTTGTTTTAATAACATCACATAAGATAGTATCAATCATTCGTTGATAACTTTCTTATATTCTTCAAATGTTCTATCTGACTTTTTATTGTTATCATCTTTGTGAAGAATCTTAAGGTTTGATTTCTCGGTTACACCACCTGCAACTACACCATGACTTCTAGGAATTGCATGGTCACCTTGTATATCATCAGAACTTACAGGTTCGTTTTTTAAACAATCTTTTTCACCGTTATCCATCCATTTTTGAATAATATCTTTAGTATTAAAAGAAGGTCTACTATCGAAATGTGTTAAACCAAATTTTTCTTCATCTTCTAATGTTTTAAGTGAATCATAAAAACTATTCATTATCCATTTAACACTTAATTGCATTTTAATATCATTTTTAAAATGACCTAGAAAACCAGTAAATGCTTCACCAAATACTCTAGGAAGTTTTTCTTTACCTGTCCATTTACCTGTTTCTTCATTGTTTGTATTTTCCAACATAACAACTTTAGCAAACTGTGTGGCAAACTTTTTGTAATCAATACGAAATGTTCCATTGTATTCTAAAGAAAGATTTTCATTTTGTAAATCTTTTTTATATTGAAAATACCATCTTAAAAGTGCATGAACAACTAATTGTTTCTTTGCATAAATTTTTTGAGGCCATTCAGTTAATACACCTTCTAAAAAATCTAAAACTTTATAAGTATTATCTAATAACTTCTTGAATTGCTTTGTGTTTTTATAAAAGATACCATTATCAGTTCCTGCATAACTACCTTTTAGATAAAATTCATCTAATGAATCATTAGTTAAATCTGTATGACCACCATGCTCTTCATATTCATGATTCATTTTCATTATCTTTGCAACAATTTCATCATAAACCATTTTATCATTTTTAAAACCTAAAACATCTTTTGTAAAAACATTGTGAACAGGTCGTGCATCTATTTCACCGAAAATTTTATTAACAGCATTACGAACACCATCAGCAACTCTATTATCGTCATTAGCATTTCTACCTTCTTGTCTTTCAATTTTGTTTTGAGTATTTCTACAATCAAAATCCATTTTTCTTTGTTTAGAATCAAGATTCCATTGAAGTGTTAAACACAAAAGATATCCGTCAAATTTTTTGACTGCATTAGGAAATTTCTTTTTAATTTCGTCATAAGTCATATCACCAATTTTTATTTCAGTATTATTTTCAGTATAGAAAACAGTATCAGGACTTGTTTTAATTTGATTTGCTTTAAATTCTATAATTGTTCTACTTCTGTGGCCACCATCATTAACTGAAGCAACTTGTTGTTTCACATCAAGTATACTTCTTCTTTTATTTTTAATGACTAAAGACAAATCTGGAATAGGCATTCCTGCAAATATACACTTTAAAATTCCTTGTTTTTTCAACAAATCATTTCTATCAGTTCTATTACATTTATCATTAGGATCAATAACTTGATTTTTATTTGGAGGGTAATGTTTAAAAGAATAGTTATCCGTCATTGAAAGTTTGAAATATAATTCGATAGGAATTTCAACTCTAGTCCATATTCTCTTATCACTTTCAAACTCTTCTTTTAATTCTTCTGGTACAGTTAGTAACTGTTTAGCATTTTCAATTAATTTCATAATCATAATTTATCTCATATTTGTTTAGTTAATAATAATATTTTATCAAAATACTGGTTTGTTGTCAATACAAAATACCAAAAAAGATTTGTTTAAAATCAGGGACTTACGAATTAACCAAAAAGAGTTTCTTGATTCTTTTCAGGATCATCTTCTCCATGGGCTTCATATGGGTAATGCTTAATAAGTGTATTTAATTTATCCTCTGCGTCAGTAAGTTTTTTCAATTCACAATCTACTGCACTCACTAAATCAGGATGTTCTCCTACACCAACTGGATTATTCCTATACACTTCAATGTTTGCCTTTGCAGATGCAATTTCATATTTGTATTTTGCTCGTAAAGCTTTTATAATCATTCTTCTGTCCTTTTATTTCCAATATTATATTTTGTTTCTAAAATCCATTCACCCTTTTCTTTAAATGAAATCACTTTGATTTGGGAAAGTGGTGCTTTGTTATCTATGTTACCAACTACTTCGACTAAACCCCAATCTTTTAATAGTTGAGCTATAGAATTTCTTCTTGCAATGTCGTTACTTGAAATGTTTGTGGTTTTACCATCTAGTGCAAACAATTCTTTAAAATGTACTAGATAATAACTTCCCTGTTTGTGTAGGATGTGACAACTTTGATATAACTTTTTTTCTTTTCGAGATGCAACACCTATTCTTGAAAGTGTTTCTCTAACTTTTAAAAAGTCATCTGGTTCTTTTAGTTTGATTTCGAGCATCTGCTCTGGATTCCATATTACATCATTCATTTTCTTCCACCTTTGTTTAGTTTTTTTCTTATAGTGGTTATTTGTTCTTTGGTTAGTATCTTCAGAGCAGTTTTAGCCTTTTCATTACTGTAACCATAATACTCTTTTACATACTCTATGTCTTTAATTTTACCACTTCTGACATAAGGTTCAAATCGCTTTCGCTTTCTAATACTATTTATCAAAAAGTCAAACTGTAACTTTTTATCTAAATGATGCCTCATGTTAATCTCATTGACTAACATAATTGTGTCATTGTGTGGTGCTAGACATTTATTAACAATGTAAGGTGGATATTTCTTCTTCCAAGTTTCATCATCACTATCTAGTAACTTTTCTTTTGTGTAATTAATTGCGTTTAGATAATCTTTTAATTCATACATTACTTAAACTTCACTTGTGACATGGTTTCTAACATAAATGCCAACATATTAATTTCTTGATCGGCTACAAATGCAGACTTGTATTGATAATCTGCAACTAACAAAACTAAATGTGGTACAGTTGATGGTTCAATCTTTTCATATAATGTATCATATATCTTTTTAAATATAGATGCATCATTATCAAGATTGTTTACAACCCATTTACGAATAGATTTAAAATCTTTTTCTTTTAAGAATGTTACTAAATCTTTCATATTAGTTTCTGAAATACTAACTAATATACCTGAATCAATTTTACCTGATGCAGAATATCTTTGTAACTCATTAAGTATTCTTCTCCAATCAGGGAAATGTTTTTGAATCAATTCAACAACTGGTCTTGGTTCAAAATCAATTTCTTCTTGAGTTAAAATAGTTTCTATTCTTTTGAAAAAAGTTTGTGCAAGTTTTGGTTTCTCAGCTGTGGGTATTACAAAATCAACATTAGAACATCTTGATTGTAAAGGTTCTAAAATTTTGTTTTTGTAATTACAAGTAAATATGAAACCACAATTCTTATGAAATTCTTCAATAAAACTTCTTAATGCAGGTTGAACAGATTCAGGATTGAGATAGTCTGCCTCGTCAAGAATAACATACTTTCTTTCACCACCAATAGACATTGTAGAAGCAAAGTTTTTTATCTTTGTTCTTAAAACATCTATCTGTCTACCTTCATCAGAACCATTGATTAGAATATAAGTACAACCTAATTCTTCTAATACTGCTTTTGCAACAGTAGTCTTTCCTACACCAGGCTTACCTGATAATAGTAAATTAGGTATGTGTTTATTATCTACAAATTTTTGAAATGTATTTTTTATTTCTTTTGGTAAAATACAATCACCAATCTTATTGGGTCGATACTTCTCGACCCAAAGCATCACATCATTCATTATATAACTCCTAACGATTATTAGTTAGATTCTAGTGCAATAAAATACTCTATATCTTTTTTCTTATGTTTAAAATTAGAGATACCTTTATCACTAACTTTAACATCATAATCGCCAGATAATAATTTTAAGTTTTCTACTTTAAAATTGTATGCAAAATCTGATTCTGCATTTTCACCAACTTTAATTGAAAAATCATTTGATGATGTATTCTTTCTATCTGTTATTAACAGATTAATATCAGAACCTTGAGCACCCTTTAAAACTAAATCAGGAACATTCAATACTGCAGCTGCTTTTTGTATTTGTGCAAATATACTTTCTGTCAAAACAAATTCAACAGCAACACTAGGCATTGTTATTTCTGTTTTTGGTGCAGTAACAATTGAAGGGTCTGAAAAATAATAGTTTAAAGAACTGTTACCATTTTGTTCTTTAAGTTTTACACTATCATTAGAAAAAGATAAATCAGGTTCTTTAAATAATGATAATGCAGATAAGAATTCATTTAAGTCATATATTGCAAACTCTTGTGAAAAATTATCTGATACATTAGACAATGCAACAATGTTTTTCATTGCAGACATTGTAGCAATTTTACTACCACCTTTAACTAAAAGATTGGGATTAATTTGAGAAAAGTTTTTTAAAACTTCTCTTGTATCTTCACTTAATTTCATTACGATTTTCCTCATTTAATTGTTTAGTGACTTCTTCAACTCTAGTGTATAGAACACCAACTGCTGTGTGTAAATGTCCTGTATCAGTAGGTTGAATTCTTTCTTTCAAGATTCTTATTTCATCCATCAAGAAAACTAGCCTATCAACATTGCTTATCATTTTTTACCTTTCAGTATTTCATCATGATTATAAATTGCCATGATTGTGTAATGTATTATTTTCATCAAATCATTACGATTGTATCCACTTTTCTTTCCGTATCTTTGTGCATACTTCATAATGTTGCCAATACAAAAACCTTCACCATGACCATTGTCCATTATAAATTCAGTTGCTTGAAATTTATTTCTGGAGTAATGTTCAGAGTATGTCTTTGCAACATACTCTGAAACATCTTTAAGGATTTTGTCCTCATTATACTTACAGTTTTTAATAGGCATACTGTGTATCGAGAACCTTTTCGATTCCTGCAGCTATGATTGCTTTAGAAGGTGTTCCAAGTCTATAGTTGACTTCACCATCTACTTTATTCTCATAAATGCAGAAACCTCTTTTGCGAAGTGTATGAATTAACTTCGTAGGTGAGGTTAAGTCAAATCTGCTTCTTAAAGTTTTCCAAGAAACATTTTTGCCCTTCATGAGTAGATTTACTACTTTTTGAGTTTTACTTAACTTTTTATACATAATATATCTCCATAACGATTTAAAAACAAATTATAACACAAAATAAACTTATTTGTCAAGTATTACTTTATGTCTATCAAACGAGGTTTCTTTTCCTCTGGAATGATTCTTTCAAGGTCAATAACCAAAAGTCCATGTTCTAATGATGCACCATTTACAACAACATCTTCAGCAAGGTTAAACTTTCTTTCAAAATGTCTTTTTGAAATACCTCTGTGTAGATAATCTTGATCGTCATCTTTAGAAACATCTTTTGTTCTTATAACAAGAACATTTTCTTTGGTTTCAATTTCGATATCATCTTTTTGAAAACCAGCAAGTGCAATTTCAATTTTGTACTTGTCGTCTTTCTCATGAATGATATTGTATGGTGGGTAGCTTTGATTAGAATATGTATTCTCCCATAATCTGTCGAACATTCTATCAAAACCAATTGAGTATGTTTTGACCCTGCTAGGGTCGAGGTGTGCTAATGAATCTACCATTGTATTATCTCCTATTTAGCAAGATTAAAATGTAATACCCGTAAGGCATATTACGATAACTATTTATACAAAAAGTATAAACAAAATAAAAGTTTTTTTTGTTCACGAATTAAAAACTTTTAAAACATATCCGTTCATATGAGGCTACCTAATAGGACCACCTCTGAACCTAAGCAACTTCAGCATACTCAAGTGCTTTGTCTAAAGCGTTGAGTTTAACTTTACGATTTCTACCGTACCATGCAGATACAAGTCTTGAATCGTTTTCTCTACCTTGCAAATGGTCAGTCATGTAAGTAACAGCATTAAATGCTTGCCACCAAGAACCCTCACCATATTTTGCACCAGGCTGAGTTTGTAAGTTATCATGTGCAAGTGAAGCGTTTCTAGAATTTTCACCAAAAACATCATTGAAGTATGCAGTAACATTTTCAGCAGTATATCTCTTTTTACCAAGAAATTGTGCCATTGATTTGTATTGTTCCATCTTTTCTCTTGCAATACCCATTTGTTGTTTAACTTCTTCTGCATCAAATGGTTTTCTATGATTTACTGTTAACATTTTATCTGTACTTTGATTTAAAGATAATGTTAAAGTATTATTACATACAACTCGAACAGGTGTCATTCTGATATCAATACATTTACCAAACTTATGTGGGTTTGTAAATAAGAAATAATTATCAGTAATATCACCATTGAATAATTCAAATGAATCTTTTGTTTTAGCAAGAGCCCAAACAATTTCACCATTTTTCAACGAACCTGCTGTGTGCATTTCCATATCACCTGCATTTACATATTCAGTAAAAAAATCAAATGCTTCTGAATTTTGAACTGGATTCCAATTAGAACCAACAATATCTAAAACAGTATTATCTGATTGTCTTACAAGTGCTCTTTTACCATGCACTTCTGCACCAGATGATGTTGTAATAGTTTCTTTCTCAACTTTCCAATCAAGACCTGCTTTTCTCATAAATTGTTCAGTTGTCAAATCAGCAGGAACTTTCTCTCCAAGACCGTGCCATGGAACTTCACCTGCATAAGCCATTGTTTCTACATTATGTGACATTTTTCTCTCCTTTAGTTAATTAAGTTTATGAGTCCATTATACTTGTTTTGATAACATTTGTCAATACTTATAACGAAAAAAGAATTATTTAAAATCAAGGACTTACTGAACCAGTTCTGTGAAATGTTTCCAGTCTTTAACAAAATGTATATCTTTTCGATATTTGCCTTCATCTTTGTATTTTAAGTTGTAATCATGTTCCATGATAACAGATTTCAGTCCATGTGTCAAACCTGATTCTGCGTGTCTAGGTTTATCATCTAACCAATAATAATTTGTTCCTTTGTATTCTGATAGAGCCTCAAGTTTACTTCCTCTAAATGGTGTCCATACTACTTTTGTAATCGCTTCACCAAAATACTTTTTAAGATTATGTACTCGTAATGCTTTTGAATAATAATCACCACCAAATGCAGTTATCACATGAAACTCATAACCATATTCTTCATGTAATCTTTTTATACCTGCAACTGCATCTCTAATTGATGGAACAAATCTTACCCATGCAGAATGATTAAATTCTTGACATAATGCATCATGTTCATCTAAAGTTAAATCATATCGTTTTAATAACACTTGACCATAAACTTCATAAGATTCTATTGGTCTACTTTTGTAACCTCTTTTGTCCATCCATTTAGAAAAATGATTATACCAATCTAAAAGAACACCATCACAATCAGTTAATATTACTTTCTTACTCATGACATTTCTTCTTTTCTTTTTATGGCTTGTTTTAGTTTTTTGTTTGCTTTCTTTTGTGCAAGGTCTAACTTCAATCTAGATGCTAACATTGTAAAGTTTTTACCTTGCATATGATCGTACTCATGTTGAAATACTCTTGATGTTAGTCCAGTAAATTTACCAGTTTGTTCTTTACCTTCCATATCAAGATATGTAAACTCTATAAACTTTGGTCTTTTCAATGCTAAAAATAAAAATGGGTATGTTAAACAACCCTCTGTAAACATTTCTGTTTCTTCTGATTCAAATGTAATTTTAGGATTAATATACAATTCAAATTCATCAGTTCGTAAATTTGTATACATAACAAATGCACGAATAGGTAAACCACATTGATTCGCACTCAAACCTATACCACGATAATTCTGCATAGTCTTTACTAAATTATCTTTTAATTCTTGTGGTGTTAGATTATGTTTTTCTTTTAATTCTTCAATAGTAATCTCTGGTAGTTTAACACTCAAAGATGGACTTGAAGAATCTAATAATTTATATACCATTATAACTCCTTTCTAAACGATATGACTAAAATTCCTTTCTTTCTTAAAATGAACAACACTTCTAAACTTATCATACAAAATATCTTGTTTGTGTGATATAACAAATATATTTTCATCTTGAAAAGTATTTAATATTTTTAAAAACTCATCTGTACCATTTGCATCTAATGAGCTGTCAAATATCTCATCAAGTATTAATAGATTTGTACTTACACTATTTTTCATTTTTGCAACAGCTCTCCAAGTGAATAATAATGCTAAATCTATTCTCATCTTTTCACCCTCTGAAAAGTTTGCATATGAAAATACATCTCTAAATCTTGACTTAATTGTTTCATTAAAATTTTCATCAATATTAAAGTTAACAAAAAAGTCCATACTTGTCAAGTAAGTGTTTATTAACTTATTCATAATAGGTAAATATTGTTTTACAATCTTTGTTTTAATACCAGAATCTTGTAATAAATTCTTTGCAACATCAATGTAAAATTTATCTACATTATATTTTTGTTTTAATTCTTCTAGTGTTTTTAATTCACCTTCAAGCGAACCTAACTTCTTTACATCTTCATCAGAAATATCTTTGTTACTATATTTTGTATTATCTGATTCTAATTTACTATTAAACTTTTTCAATTCATTTAATGATGTTGTAAGTTTTGCAGTTTCTACTTTAATACCATCTAACTTTGTTTTACATTTATTCCATGCAGATAGTTTACCTTTTTCAGTTTTTTCCATATCTGAAAGTTCTTCTAAAGCTTTATCTAATTCTTTTATCTTTGTATTGAAATCATTTATTTTTTTCTGTTTAAATTCATCAGTAATGACTTGTTCGCAAGTTGGACAATCATCATGATCTTTCCACCAATCAATCTGATTATCAAAATGTGATTTCTTGTTTTCTAATTTACCACTTGTTGAATTTATCTTTGTAACTTTCTTTGTACTTTCTTCATATGCAACAGAATCAATATTTTTATTTTCTTTGTCGTATTCTTCTTTGAAAGTATTTAATTCTTTTGTTTTAGTATCAATAGTTTTATTGTTTTCTGATATCTGGTCATTGTTACTCTTAATAATTGATTCTTTGTTTTCACTTAAATCTTTTATATACTTCTTATGTAAGTCTATTTCTTTTTGAGTGATAACCATTTTATTTTCTAATGCAGTTGTATTCTCTAATAGTTCTTTTGCTTTTGTTTTGAGAATAACATTCATTAAAGAAAATATCTTTATATCTAAAATATCTTCAACAACTTCTCGTCTTACTTTTGATGACAATTGCATAAAAGGAACAAATGTTGATGTTCCTAAAATAACAACTTGAGTAAATGAACGATAGTTTAATTTTAGAATATGTTGTTCTAATTGTTCTTGATAATCTTTTGCGGCCGCATCTTGATTCATTAGTGTGTTATCAATATAAACTTCAAACTTGTTTGGTTTCATACCACGAACAATTTTTACATACTTACCATTTGTTTCAAGTTCTATTTCAACTACAGTTCCTGATTCGTTTATTGAATTTACTAATTGTGATTTTGTGATTGTTCGATATGGCCTACCAAATAAACCAAAACATAATGCATCAAGAATGGTAGATTTACCTGCACCATTTTCACCTACAAATAATGTTGTAGGATTTCTATCAATCTGAATCTCTGTAAAGTTATTACCTGTACTTAACAGATTCTTATATCTCACATATTTAAACTTTAACATAAATTATAATTCTAAATCACTCGCTTCAACATATAAAGATTTCATCATACTTGTTAATCTTTTCTTATCAATATCAACATCAAGTTCTTCAATATACTTTTCTAATAAAGTTGTGGTATCTTCTGCATTTTCTACAATTTCATCAGATACATTTTCTGCACTTAAATCAGAAAAATCTTCTACAATCTTTACTTCGTATGTTCCTGCTTTTGTTAAACAAGTGTCAATAAACCTATCAAACTTATACAAATCTTTTTTATTTACAACAATTACTTTTACATACTTTTCATTTAATTGTGTAAAATCAAATTTATCGTAATCTTTGTTAGTATCATCATAATAAACTTTGTGATATATTGTATACGGATTTTCTATTCTTGTCAACTCTCTAGTATCTGTATCGAAAACATGAAAACCTTTTGGGTCTTGATAATCAGCCCAAGTTATTTGATATGTTGTTCCAAGATAAAAGATATGACCATCATCAGACTTCTTGTGAAAGTGACCAGAGAATACTGTATCAAACATTTGAAACATATCTCTAGGATAACCATTTTCAGAAAAATGTCCTTTGTGCATTTCAAAACCATTTATTTCTAAATGACCAAAACAAACTTGTGCATTTGTTTCTTTCATTTGTTTAACAGTATTGTTATAATTTTCTACATTAATCCAAGGAATAAAAAATAAAGGCAAACCATCAAATTCAACAGTCTGACATTCTGAATATATTTTTATTTTATCTGATTTACCATTTACTAATTCATCTAAAGAATTTACATCATTTGTATTTTTATAGAATGTATCATGATTACCAACCAACATATGTAAGTTAATATTCAAATCTATAAATCTCTGAATAAACTTTTCTCTAAAGTCTTTTGCAATCTTATATGATACAAACTTTCTTCTATCCATAACATCACCAAGATGTATAACTGTATCAATGTTATTTTCTTGTATGTAAGGAAAAAATGTATTATCCCAAAACTTGTAGAAATAAGAATTGAAATTATCATTATCATTTCTTGCACCGAAATGAGTATCAGTAATTAAAGCTATTTTCATTCTTTTTTCTTTTTTTCTTCGTCATAAAACTTTTCTAAACCTTTTGGTTCTGTCTTTTTCTTTTTAGGTTTATAGACATCTTCATCAGGTAGATAGTTTTGTTGTAAGTATTCTATAAATTGAGTGTGAGCTCCAACATCATCTTCTTCAGTTAAAATATCTACATTGAGATTCTGAATCATTTTATGTTTGATGTGTTGTTGTTTTTTCTCTTTCTGTATTCTACGAACAAATGCATAATATATGATTTGTGTAAAATAAGCAAAAGGATTCTTTGATTTTTCAGGATTGAAATTACTTGCATATTGTAGACAATTTTCTATACCATCAGAAATCATCTCATCACGATATGTGTAATTTATAAAGTTTGGTTTGTAAGATAAATGATTTGCAATTTTAAGAAAACATTCACCAATATAATTTGTTACTGGTGGTATACCTTCATCTTCTTTTGCATTATTACACTTCTCTTTCCACTCAATCATAGCTTGTAGAAATTCTTTATTATCTACATAATGTTTTGTATCTTTAGTTGTCATTGTTCTTCCTCACTTACATTGTCATATTATATACTTTTATAATAAAAGTGTCAAGTAACTAAAAAAATATTTAAATTTACTTGACAAGCCTTGACATTTATGATACTATTCTGTGTCGGTTTTGATAAAGTATTAGTGTAATAATTTACTTGGTGATAATAATAATCTAAACTTTTCTACGAGTTCTTCTTCTATTTCATCAAGTTCTTCGTTAGTAGGTTCTTCAACATCTTCTAGAAAATCTTCATCTCTGTTTTTAAATTCAGTATTATATTTATTTAATTTATTTAAACAATATTCATAAAATTTAGATAAACCCTTTTCAGGTTTTGTAATTACTAATATTTTACTAACATCTATTTTGAAAGATTCATCTTCACAGAAATGAATCCATTTACAAAAAGAAATTCTTTCTTCAAGAATACCTCTCTTTTCACTTGGAATACTAACTAATTTTAAAGGATTAGTAATTTTTATATAATTTTTTTCTTCATTAGTTGTAATATCACAAACGATTTCTTCACCACTTGTAAGTTTGAGTAGTCTATGTTTATCTATCATTCATCAGCCTCTGTTATAGTTAATTCACCAGCTTCTACAAGTTTCATAATCATCATATAATGTCCGTTATCTTCTGATATTGGTACATGATAAATTATTCCATCTATTGTAGCTTCTATACTCGAATTTACACCTTGAATTTCTTGTGTATATCTTGCATTTGTAATTTGCATACTAATTCTCCTTACTAGTGTAACTCT